CCTTGGGTTATCGTACTACTGATACTGGGTTGGTTGTTGCCCACTCCTACAGAAATAGCTAGGGGTTTCATGAATTTTGTGTTAAGGTTATTTGGACGTAAAGATAATCCTAAATACGACAGGTATAGATCAAAGTAGTAAGGGTAAGACAGTGAACGTCCCACGTTCCCCTTACAAATTAATCAGAGGTTAACATGGCAGTACCTGAACGAGTCAAAGCAATAATGAAGAGGGAGGGTTTATCTGGTGTTAACAAACCTAAGAAAACTCCTAAGCACCCAACTAAGTCTCATGTTGTCATGGCCTCAGAGGGTGGTAAGTACAAGCTTATCCGTTTTGGGCAACAAGGTGTATCTGGCTCTCCCAAAAAGCAGGGTGAGTCTGATTCGTATGCAAACCGCAGGAAATCGTTTAAAGCTCGTCATTCAAAGAACATTAACAAAGGTAAAATGTCTGCTGCGTATTGGGCAGACAAAGTAAAGTGGTGATATTATGTGGGTTGGGATCTTACTCGTCTGCTTTGATCCTATGGCCCTGTCCTGTAAGATTATAGCAAAACCAGAACCGTTCTATACAGAACAATCTTGTCTAGAAGAAGCAGAAGTAATAGCTTCTAACATAAGAGCAGGGGGTGCTTATGCTGTACCACATTGCCACAAGGTTGAAGGAAATAATACGTAATGGCTGTAAAAAAGAAATCAACAGTAAATGCTGCAACTAACGCAGCAAAAGCAAAAGGCAATGCTAAGGGTAAACAGTTTGTAGCACAGCCCAAAGGTGTAGCTAAAAAAGTAAAGAAATATAGAGCAATTTAGGGGAATTTTAATATGGGCTTTTCATCGTCAAACCAAGGATCAACAAGTGTAACATGTGTTGGTTCAGGTAATCAACTTATGTACACAGTACCTGCACAAAAAAGTTTTGAAGGTTATTTGTGGAATACTTCTAGTAATGCTTACGGAGTAATAAATGGCCAATGCATGTACATGCCTTATGCGTCATCATATTATGTACATGATAAACTTCATGTATGCTTAACTGCAGGAGATACTGTGCGAGCTGACCCTAGTGGAACCACAATGTTACAGGGAGTAGAAAGAGCATGAACAAAGGAATGAAAGCTTTGAAGAAAGCCGCACCAGAGGTAGCCAAGAAAATGGGCTACAAGAAAGGTGGACAAGCAATGCATCGTATGCCAGATGGTACAATGATGAAAGGTGCAAAGCACGGATATAAACACGGTGGATTAGTTCACTCCACTGGAAAATTAGATACTGGAATTAGAGGGTGTGAATAATGGCTTCGTATAAAGATTACACAAGTGTGGCTGCTGCACAAAAAGCAGGATCAATGTACTTCATGGGTAAAGACGGTAAAAAGAAACTTGCTGTCACCAAAGAGCAGTTGGATGCTTGGAAGAAAAAGAACAAGGGTAAGTACAAAGGTTCAGCACTTACAGCTTGGGCTAATGCCAAGGGTAAAGACATTGGTGGAGCTAGTGCTCGTGATTCTTCTCCACGTCCTAAGCTACGTCCAGGCTCAGAGTCTGCAGGTGCAGGATATGGTGTGATGACCAAAGCTGAAAAAGATGAAGTGGATGCAGCTAACGAAGCTAACCAAAAAGCTAAAGACAAATTGTCTGGTAAGTCTGAAAGAGAGTCTGCAGGTCAAAAGTTTAATGCTTGGTACAAAGAAAATGGTAGCAAATACGGCACCATGAAAGAGGCTATGGAAGCCTACCAAGGTTCTTTGAAGTCTGGAAACTCTAAAGGTGGTATGCAGAAGAAGAAGGGCTATTCAAGTGGTGGTCTAAACACAAGACGTAGAACTGGACATAACGACTACAGAAAAGGTGGAATGTTTAGATGAGACTAGAAGGTGATCGAGTTATTGGCCCTCGTGGTGATGTTCTAGCTGAAAAAGTCTATGGAGAATGGCAGACTAAAGATGCTGCCGTTCTTGACTTCATTGCAGGAAATGATAAGCCAAAGAAGAAAGCAGCTCCTAAGAAAAAAGCTAAAGTAAAGGAAGAGTTAGCAATGGAACGTGCTCGTGATGAGAACGGTCACTTCATTGCTGACGATCCTGATACTGAAGTCAACGAGGCTTGGGTAGTCAAAACAATCAAGAAAGTGATTAAGAAGTAATGTCTTTTACTCAGCAAGGTAAACCTGCACGTATTAGGTCAGTGTATGGTCACAATTCAGGTACATCTACAGAAGACGTGTATGTTTGCCCTGCTAATGCTACAGCAGAGGTTACTTTCATTCACGTTGTAAATGGTGGTGGAGCTACTAATAGTATTGAACTAGAGTGGTATGTAGCAGCAGATTCGTATACTTCTCACTTCTTAAAAGGTAAAAGTCTTAATGCCAGTGACTATATAACTTTTACCAATATTGATTTAGTTCTGCAGCCTGGAGACAAGATACAAGTGACTCCAACTTCTGCAGGACACATAGACACCATTCTTACTGTAACGGAGACATTTGTTCCTGTAGGGTAACGGGGTTGCATTTTTATCAATAGTATAGTATAACTAATAACATATAACTACTCCTGCCCATGAAGGGTTAAACACATAGGAGTAGAAAATGTTTAAAAAATTCTTTAATAAAATGATTGAAGCAAGACAAGCCCAAGCAAATGCTCGTATTGCTGAGATGCACCTCTGGAGAATGTCAGACAGAGAACTTAACGATCTAGGTATTGGTCGTGGTGACATTAAAAGAATAGTTCGTGGCAACACACTATAAACACAACACACAAGGACACACACATGGAAAAATATACCTCTAATCCGTATCAAATACGTACAGACCTTTTGGCTATGTCAAAAGAAATGTTAGACAAAACATATGACACACAGCTTCAACTAGCATACGCAGCTATGGAGCAGTACAAAGACAATGCTGAACTAGCTTTAGAAGCTTGGAAAAGATACATCCCTACAATGTACACTCCAGAAGAAGTTAAGAAGCAAGCGGAAACATTATACGAGTTTGTAGTCAATAAAAAATAAAGTCTAATAAGTCTTTGGGAGGAGGCAAATGGACCCAGTTACTATAATTTCAGGGGCCACTGTTGCCTTCAATGCCCTTAAAAAAGGCTTTGCTGTAGGAAAAGATCTTCAGGATATGTCCAGTCAACTAACTAAGTGGGCAGGGCATATGTCTGATCTAGGTCAGGCTGAAAAACAAGTTAAGAATCCCCCTTGGTGGAAGTCCATTGGAGGTTCTGTAGAGGCCGAAAGTTTGGAAGTTTTTGCAGCCAAACGAAAAGCAGAGGCCATGAGAAAAGAATTGAAGGATTATATATCTTTCACGATGGGGCCATCAGCATGGGACGAGCTAGTGGCAATCGAGGCCAAGATTCGTAAACAAAAGAAAGAACAAGAATACCGTAAAGCAGAACTACAAGAAGCAATAATTACTTGGACAATATCAGGTTTCTTATTACTACTAGGTTTTGGTACTCTTGGATTTATATTATACATGGTGGCATAATGGCTAGAAACCTAACAGAGAAACAACAGAAGTTCCTTGATGTCCTTTTTGACGAGGCTAGGGGAGATCCTGTGACAGCTAAAAAACTGGCAGGGTATGCTGAAGGTGTTTCTACATCAAGTATTGTTAATGCCTTGACAGACGAGATTGCAGACCTTACAAAGAAGTTCATAGCACAATCGTCTACTAAGGCTGCATATACTATGTTCTCTGTTATGGCTGATCCTACTGATCTAGGTGTAAAAGAAAAAATGTTAGCAGCTAAAGACATTCTAGATCGTGCAGGATTTACAAAAACAGATAAGGTAGAGGTGAAAGCTGCAGAGCCACTATTCATCTTACCTGCGAAAGAAGATGAGTAAAAGAGCATCAGAGGCTAACCACCCGACTAAAGTAGACTGGCAGATACCGTTACGAGGTGAAAAAGGAGAATGGTATCCTGTTGTCAGAGTAGGAAGACACGTACCATTTGGTTACAAACAGGATGAAGAAGACGAAATGCTTCTGATTCCTATCCCTGAAGAACTAGAACTTTTAGAAAAAGCAAAGTTGTTCCTTCAAGACTACAGTGTTAGACAAGTAGCTAAGTGGTTGTCTGATCAGTCTGGTAGAAACATCTCACATGTAGGGTTATACAAACGTGTCAGAATGGAAGAAAAAAGACGGAGAGCCTCCTCAAACTACCGTCAGTATGCCAAAAAATATAAAGAAGCGGCAAGGAAGAGCAAGAAGATCGAAGAAGAAAGACTTGGTGGAAAGCACACCAGAAGTCTTGACACAGACGAAGAATACATCTACCTTGAGCACGGAGAACGATGCCCCTTCTGTGGAAACACAAGAGGTGATCTTCCAACCGAATCCGGGGCCACAGACTAAGTTCCTTGCTTCAACAGAGCAAGAAGTCCTATATGGAGGAGCAGCAGGTGGTGGAAAAAGCTATTCGTTGGTTGCAGATCCAGTTAGGTTCTTTACAAACCCACATGCACGAATGCTACTTGTTCGTCGTAGTACAGAAGAGCTTAGAGAACTTATCTCTGTAAGTAAGCAACTATACCCAAGAGCTATACCGGGTATACGATTCATGGAAAGAGATAAGACTTGGGTTGCCCCTAATGGTGCTACACTCTGGATGTCGTATCTTGACAGAGATGACGATGTTATGAGATACCAAGGTCAAGCCTTTAACTGGATTGGGTTTGACGAATTAACACAGTGGCCTACTCCATATGCTTGGAACTATATGAGGTCACGTCTTCGTGCAACAAAAGCTTCAGGTTTACCTCTCTACATGAGAGCAACATCAAACCCAGGGGGTCCGGGACACCAATGGGTTCGTAAACACTTCTTAGATCCAAGCCCACCTAACAAAGCTTTCTGGGCTACAGATGAACACGGTGAAGTAATTAAATGGCCTCAAGGCCACAGCAGAGAGGGACAACCTCTTTTTAAACGTAAGTTTATTCCTGCTACCCTTTTTGATAACCCCTACCTAGCAGAAGATGGAATGTATGAAGCCAACCTTTTATCTCTGCCTGAGCATCAACGAAGACAGTTGCTTGAAGGTGACTGGGACATTAACGAAGGAGCAGCTTTCCCAGAGTTTAACAGACGTATCCACGTTGTTGATCCATACGACATACCAAGTAACTGGGTTCGTTTCAGAGCTTGTGATTACGGCTATGGCTCTTACACTGGTGTAGTCTGGTTTGCAGTTGTTCCAGGGTCTGAACAGCTAATAGTATACAGAGAGCTTTATGTTTCTAAGATAATAGCTACAGATCTGGCTGACATGATCCTGGACATTGAACAAGAGGAGAAGATTAGGTATGGAGTTCTTGACTCTTCTCTTTGGCATAATCGTGGTGATACTGGCCCTAGTCTTGCTGAACAGATGATTATGAGAGGTTGTCGTTGGAGACCTGCAGACAGATCAAAAGGATCTCGTGTAGCAGGTAAAAACGAAATACATAGAAGATTACAAACAGATGAGTTTACGGAGGAACCAAGACTTGTCATATTTTCTAATTGCACTCATCTTATATCTCAGCTTCCCTCTATTCCTCTAGACAAAAGAAACCCTGAGGATGTAGATACTAACTCAGAGGATCACCTCTATGATGCTTTAAGATATGGTGTTATGACAAGACCTCGTAGCAACATATTTGATTTTGATCCCTCCTCACAGAGAAGTGGCTTTCAGGCATCAGACCCAACATTTGGTTATTAAGGAATACCTATGGAAGAAGATGACATTTTTGAATCAGACGAATTGTCTATGGATGAGGCAGGTTCCTCCTACATAGAA